GATAAGAGAAAACCTTAGTTGTTTCGCGAATGATTTCAGCATTATTGGCTGTTGTTAAATTAAGATTTATAAGACCTTCATTATTAGAAAACGCATAAGTTCCGCCAGCAGTATTTGAAGTAGACCATAGATTGTTATCACGATAACGATGAGAAGAATCGAAAAGAGTTAATGGGCTTGAAACTCTGGCTCTTCCAAAAGCATCAACTGCTCCATCAACAGGTGTTGTTGTTATCGTACCAGTAATAGCTGCAGTTACCGGAAGTGGAACTACGTTTGTAATATTAGCGCCATTGCTGTGAAAAATAGCAGAATTTTGAGTTGTTGGAAAATTGTTTACTGATACTGTCACATTGGAAGATATGCCAGTAAGATTCCCGGATAGGGTTACTGACTGATTAGAAAACGATACATTCTGAGTGGTTGGATAACCATTAGAAACAGTATAAGTTGTTGGGAAATTGTTTACCGAAACAACAACGTTTGCAGTAATAGCAGCAATATTACCAGTAATTGTTACTGATTGATTAGCAAAAGAAACGTTCTGGGTTGTTGGCCAATTGTTAACCGAAACAACAACGTTAGAACTAATACTACTGATTATCAAATTACCAGTAACTGGTAATGGAGTAGTGTTATTAATAACACCACCATTACTCTGGAAAATATTAACATTACCATAAACAGGCATATAAGAAACATTTAGAAGTCCGCTGTTTCCAACTTCTGTAAGATGAACGTGAACTGGGTTTTCTGGAGTTGAATTGACTGTAACAGTGTTTGGTATAGTAACATTTACGTTACTACCTGTAATTTCAATTGTTGTATTACCAAGAGTTACTGGTAAAGGATTCGTATTACTTACAACCTGTCCATTAGGAGTAGCAAGCATCTGGACTTCAAATAAAGTTTTATTACCAGATTGATAACTATTATTACCAGAATTCCACGTTGCCATTATTTTTTTCCTTTAAGGTCTTTGAAACTGAACTCTTTGAAACCAATTTGCTTTGCAATTTTATTTTGATTTTTTTCTAGGTACTTAGATATATAGCCATTGTTTTCATCGTCAGCTAGACCGGACGAAGTATTGTTTGTAGCATACTTTTCTTTTTCGGCATCATTTACTGCTGGATTACCAGAAACGTCTCCGAAACCTCTAACCATTTCTCCTGCAGAAGCTGTGGTGAGACTTTCTTTAATAGGTTTCTTTTTTGCTACTGGTTTTGCCTTGACTGGTTTTTCTGGTGGTTTGGCATTACGAATATCGTTGAAAAGACTCATTGCTTGAGCGTCACTCATATGACTTGGTGCACCTGCACGGAATCCTTCGAAGTCGCCATTTCTTGCAAATTCTCTTTGTCTTGTACCAGAAACGCCTTCCATACCTTCTGCATCAGGATCTCTTCTACCAGCAGAATGAACTGTTATATTATCAAAATTGAAATGACCATGCGCTCCTTCTTGACCATTATATTTCTGCAACAAGTTTCGGAATTGATCAACTCTATCATCTCCAACAACCAAATGAAGGTTTCTAACACCATTTGCATATAATTTTGAAGCATGATGCATTAAACTTGGAGAATCTACAGAAGAAGTTGAAACATTAGCTCCAGGAAATGCAATCTTGGCATGTCTTAATTTTTGTTCTGGCGTTAGTGGATTTTTATCTCCATCATGTGTATGAGATAAAACGATACTATGATTAGCTTCCAAGTCTGTCGCTAATTTTCTAACATGATTGACCAATCCTTCATGGGCAATAGTCATAGGATTAGTTCTCATGAATGTTGTCACATGAGTGGTTTTATCGGCTTCTGCTAAAAAATAATTACTGAAGTTGAGCTTCGGCATCTGCTACTCTCTGTTTTTGAAATGCGCCCTTCAAGAAATTTAGGCGATTAAATTCTCTTCTATTATTGAACTTCGAAGCATTACCTTTCTTATCAACAACAACTGTTCCTTCTGGGCCAGTGTGCTCGCCAGCAACACTATGCTCGTATGGAGAGTTCTTTGCCAAAACGTTAGTCAATACATTTTTAGCATTTTGTAAATGACTATGAAGCTGCAACGCTTTTTCAAAATGTTCTCTGTTATTACTGATGTGTGTTAATACATCGCCGTGAGCTTGAATTTTTTTCTGTTTAGAAGCGTCTGTTTTGACTTTATCTAAATCTTTTTGATGTCTAGCAGACAAATGATCAATGTAACCTTGAAGAGAAGGATTTCCTCCAGTTCTAATCATATTATTGACATGAGCTTCTAAATGTTCTCCATGCCCATCTAATGCATCTGTTGCTTCTGGTTTCATAGAAGCATAAATTCTTTTGGCTTTATCCATATGATTTAAAAATGCTTTTTGTTCTTCTGGAGTATAATTTGAAGAATTGACATCTAAAGTTGGATCTATATTATTAACATCAGGATGTTGTTTAAATTTTGCACGTGTTTTGGCGTCAAGTGGTTGAGCAGACATATTACCTAATCCACCTTTACCAGCATATTTTGTATGAACAACAACGCCAAGTTTTTTGTTCATATTTTTACCTTCTGCTGAATCCGCAGGAGCAGAGTATGTTAATGTATTAGGAGTTATAGAAGTTTTACCGTTTTTAGTTACAGCGTCGCCTTCTGTGTGCATTAAATCGCCCTGATAAATCCCACCCTCTTTTGGCATTATACCAGGAAGATGTCTTAGGGATTGTTTTAGTTTCTCAACCAATCCAGGAGCATGACCATGATTTTTATCGATATCTTCTTCTGTATAGTTAATCTTAGGCGTTTTATTGAAAGCTGATTTAGAAGCTACGAAAAACTGTCCAGTTTCTGGATGCTGACCGAATACAATTGAAGGCGCACCATCATATTTTGTAGAAGCGTGTAAACTTGATTTTTTACCAAGCAACATATCATGCATACCACGAAGATGCTCATCAGCAGTAGCAACTCCTTCATGACCGCCATGAATGACATAATCTTCTATATGACGAAGATGTTTTAATGGCTTGCCTTTTGTTTCCTCTTGTTCTATTAAAAATGTCTTAAAATCTATTCTCATTGTTTGAATCCCATATATGATTCTGTATCTCTATGCGCTTGATGCATATGCTCTGGAATACCTTCTGGCGAAATCTTACGACTAGGTTTAGGTTTAACTAACTTTGCTGTTGGTTTTTCAATTTTAGTTGCAGGTTCTGTAACAGTTTGAATTTTCTTTGGTATAGAAACTAATTTAAAAGCTCCGGCAGAACCTTTTACTGGACCTGAACCTGTTTTTAAAATTTGTTGAGCAACAGGTCTTTCTTTTCCTCTGTAATCTCCAACGATTTGAGTATAAATTCCATTTCCTTTTTTAACTCTTAGGTTTTGAAAGTTATCTAAATGCGTATCAGCAATTCTGCTCATATCTCCAACATGAGAAACTGCGCTACCATCATCTTGAACTTGACTATGTGCAACAATATGATGAATTTTTGTTGGAGGAGAAACTTGACCTCTGATAAAATTTCTTAATTGATCGTCATTCATATTACCCAAGCCAGCATCTAAATGTCTAGCCATTTTCTTTCTTGCCAAAACGGACGCATCTTCTGCATCTCTCGCTCTTTTAGATTCTTTTTTCTTGGGAATAAAACCTTTATTTGATCCTGTTTTTTCTTTCCATGCTGCTCTTTCTTCGCCTTTTAATTTTCTACCAATTTTATATTGAGCATGACGTTCTTTTTTGGTTCCTGTGTAACCAAGACGATCAGCCATATCTTGATCATGAGCTTTTTGAATATCAGTCAATGTTCCAGGTTTTAAACCACCTTTTTGTTCTAAAGCAGCCAAACCGTCGTTTCTATAATTCGGTTGGACTTCTGTTCCGTATTTTGCAGAAACACCAACATGTTTTATTGCGCCAGTTTTTGGATGACGTAGAGTAACAATAAGATCTGCATTGGCATTAGGATCCCTTATGCCTGTAGTTTTCTCGTGGTCTCCAGATTTTTTGACAGTATCTCTATTAGAAGTCCAATGAATATTGGAAATATCATGTCCATTAAATTCGGGATTATTTTTGATATATTTTCTTATTGCTTCTGAAGTTTGTTTAGCATGGGAATCGATTTCTTTATATGAATTCGGATTCATTTTTTGTTGTAATCTATCATGAACTTGTTGCGGAGTTCCACCGTAATCATCGGATTCTGATCTGTGATGTTCCGGAAGTCGTTTTTTTGAGTGTAAATGTTTTGATAATAATAATTCGTGTAATTTACCTTTATCGTCGCTCGCTTCAGAAGAACTAAAAGCTGCCATTTCTAGCAGAAAATCATTAAAACCGAACATTTTTTACTCCGAATTCGTATTTGATTATAGAGGTATTTATAATACGAAAAAGGGCGAGGATTTCTCCCCGCCCGAATTGCTTCTGACAAAAATACGGTCTGGCGGAACCCCACCGTTTACTCCAGACTATTCCGTTGCCCTTTCTTAT